TTGCCGGAAATAGATAATAACGCATACGATGCTCAAAAAGACTTACAAGACCTTCTGGAATTTTCTGCAAGGTATCTATTCTCATTTAATGTTATAGAGAATAATTTATTCCAAATAAATATGCGGATTCTTCAAAATTGGCAGATGGCGTCTGCCCTTCTTCAAGATTCTAAAGGCGTCGATGCGAGAATAAGGCTTACAACAAACTTAATAAAAACAGGGAGGCATGCTCGCAATTATTCCGCATGGTCTGAAGTACTAAAACATTTAAATAAATCAAAAGAAATAAGAAATATAATTGCTCATAGCTATCAAGCTGCCACCGTCGTAAACGGTCAATCATGCCTTATTTTGTCCCAGATAAATAATTCCTACAAAACTACCATAAATACAATTACATCTATATATGAGTATGATAACATAGGATCCAACACAAGCAAAAAAGATTTCAATTATACAGCAAATTTTGTTAGAGAATCTTTACCTAGAGTTTTAGAAACACAAAACCTTGTGTCAAAATTCTTCTTTTTAACGGATATTACAGAAAAGCAATATTGTGGATCTGATACTGCTGAGCGGAGAGATTATTATTGGGAAGCCGATAAAAAGCGTAAAGAAATTATGTTTTTGGCAACTGGCGATGAAGACCCTGATCACACAAAGAGAATGAATGAATTCGATCAAAAAATGAGGCAAGCCGTACAGAACGCACAAACAAGAAAAAATTAGCATTTCTGAAATTGATATTGTCATTCCGAAAGCCATAAGTGCTAACAAAAACTAATGATTAAATCATTATGATCCGCGTTTTTGACTTTTTATTTGACAGGCTATTCATGATCCATCCAGAGCCTGTCATAATTTTCTGGGAAAAAGCCGCAGACAGACTCCTATGTTCTATCCATTAGCCAATATAGACCATTCTTTTCTGACCCTCTTTAAGATAGAGGAAAAAAGATCGCCTCACTCAAATCAATAGGTCCTGAATATAAATAATCTATGATTTATTCTGGATTTAATATACTTTCACTTTAATATATCTGCAATTTTCTATTGCTTGATTTCACGATAGTTCTTTCATATTCTCGAATATACATGGACCAGTTGCTCTAGGACAAGCGCGCATTGCGCTGAAACCTTCATCCGGGCCCGGCCTTCTGAGACACCCGGATAGATCATGCGAGCGATCGCCGAAAAGGACATCTCGCGTGCCAGCATCATTTCCAGACGGAGATGGGCACAAAGGCCGAGCTGATCCTTGATCTGCGATATTCTGGCGGAACAGCGCCCCCGGCCGAGCATCCAGGTATGGACGTCGCCCTTCTCTCTTTCACGGCTGTCGCTTCGTTTCTCAACGACACCAGTCGTGGCGAAAACATATTCCCGATACCATCGGTTCGCAGCATCGATCTCTTCATCGCCGATATCCTGCGCATCATACAGCGACTGAACCGTATGGAGCTGGACCGCGATCGAGGAATGACGCACCTTCGCAGCATCAGACATCGGACAGTCCCTCCATGGGATACGGCGGCACCTCGTCGGACCAGATAGCGCGCCAGCTGATAGGATGTCCGCGACGCAGTGCCTCTTCCCCGGACTCGACGCGAACAGCAGAAATTTCAGGGATATCGCGGCGCATACTTGCCGCCCGTTCTTTCCTCGGCCGCCCAGAACGCCGCCCTGAATGACGGCTTACCGGAGCCGCCGCTAACTGCGCTGCCAGATCCAGCGCCGATACTCTTGCCATTGATTCAGTCCCTTATCCTCAGTTCAGACTGGCAACCCGAGGCGGTTCTCCAGCCTTCGGGTGCGAAGATGTCGGATCAAGCCCCAGCGTTGCGGCTGCCACCGCTCGATCAGCCCCGGCCGGGATCATCAGGGCCTTGGCGTCGGGCTGATAGGCGTTGGTGTTCCAGCCCCTGGACTGCGCCAGGGCGGAGACGACCTTGTAGAGCAGCGCCATCCTGCTGCTGGCAGCAGGCGGCTTCCAGAACCGCATGGCCAGAGCGGCCGATGCGATCAGAAAGGTCAGGATCGAGACGAGATCTCCGGCATACTTGGCGGGCAGATACGGCAGGATCGTCTGGAACAGGGAGGTCCAGTCCATTTCAGGTCTCCAGAGATGAAAAAACCGCCTCACAGGCGGCATAAGGGGTCAAACAGACAGAGGATCAGCCCTGAGCACCGATTGCCTGCCCAGGAACACGTCCCGCTCACAGGCGCGGCGTCTGGCGAGCCCCGCCAGCTCGACCAGATGGCCGTTGACGGTCGCCTTGTCCCACCGAAGCAGCTCATCGGCCGCGCCGGCATAGTCGCTGGCGTTCAGCTTCCGCAGCAGCGTGGAGCTTTCCACGGCTGGCCCACCGACATTGTACTGCCAGGACAGCAGGGCAGCCCGCTGGACATCCGAAAGCGGAACCTTGACCAGGCGCGACAGGACCGCGTCACAGACCATGACGGACTGGAGCAGCAGGCTGGCAGCATCGGCCTCGCTGATGGCAGCTGTATGAGCTGTGACAGGCCGGCCGTCCTTCAGCCAGCGGCTGCCATATCCGATCGTCCAGCATCCAGCCGGACAGACATAGGGCTTCGACCTGAAGCCCTCGAAGCCAGGACGCTTCAGGAGGGTCGTGGCCAGCACGGCAGCGGTTTCATGCATGGCGGATCACTTCCCGATCGAGACCGCCAGATGCACAACCCCGGATCCGAGGATCGAGGTCAGCAATGTGATGGCGGCCGTCACGACGGCCCGCGCACCGAACAGGCGATCGAGCTTGCCATTGATCTGGCGGTTGCTGCTTTCCATGGACTTCGCCAGGGCCTCGATCTCACTGCGCAGCGACGCGATTTCCTGTCGCATTTCCGCCTTGAGATCGGACTGACTGTTCCCGACGCTGGAGAGCTGGGTTTCCAGCGTCAGGCATCGGTCTTCGAGGACCCGGATCCGCTCTGCCGGCGTGAGAGCTTCAGGAAGGCTTGCGGCCGGAGCGGCCGTCTGTGTGTCAGGCATCGTTTTTCCATAAAAAAAGCCGCCCGGAGGCGGCTGTCAGAGAAAGCGTCGAGCGGCAAAAGCGGCGGTCTGGCTCAGGCCATGATATCGGCCGGCCGCGCCGGCAGAGCCGCCGTCGTGGTGTCAGTGCCCGCAGCGATTGCAGACACGGCCGTCACATAGTCACGCATGGCCTGCGTGAAGCTCTGGCCCATGGCCGCCGCAAGGCTGGCCTGCTGGTGGATCCAGCTCATTTCGGTTTCGGCCTGCACCTGGACAGACAGCGGAACAGAGGGCGGCACATAGGCCACGACCTGCCCGTCCTGCACACCGGCACCGAACGGCAGGCGGGTCGACCATTGCGCACCCGTCAGCGCCACCATATCGGCCGCTGGCGGCACGTTGCTGACATCGGACATGTCCCAGACATCCCACCATCCCGTGACAGACGTGGGTTGCGGGGCTGTCCGGTCATAGGACGCATAATACCGCGCCGGCCAGGCCGAACGGGTGGCCTCCGTCGCCAGCAGGGCCTCGGTCGGCACACCGTTGGGGAAAGGAACATAGGGCGGATCCGTCAGGGGCACGACACCAGGTCCGGCCGCTTCGTTCTCCAGGGCGTCAGAAGATGTCTCAGACATGCTGCTCTCCGTCATGCCGGCCCCATGGCCGTAATCGTCAGATCCGTATCACTGGCGACATCCGACGTGCCGCCCGCCTGCCAGACCACAAACACGCTCAGGCCCGAATTATTGACCGAGCCACGATTGATATTGGCGATCACGGAGTTGCCATTGCTGCCGGCATTGGTGGTACCAAGATTGACCGAGGGCGTGCCGCTAAAGCCTTTCGGAAACGCGATGGTCCCGGAATTGCCGTTGATATTGCTCACGGTAAACTGCTGGAACAGGATATTCCCCACCCGGATCCAGTAACCGCCCGAGAGCGTCCCGAAGCTGGACTGGGCAAACCGCAGCGCCACCAGGCTGGGTGTGTTGACCATCAGCGAGCCGTCCGACAGATCCCGGACCAGATTGTTGACGGGCTCCAGCCCCGAGGCGGCGCCGTTATTGACGACATTGGCCCGGCACCAGTCGATGCTGGTCAGACCGATGATGTTCTGCCCTGGCGGGTTCGTGCCCTTGTCATTGCCATAGAACAGGAACGCCTGAAGCTTTACCGTATCATACAGCAGACCATATCCCCGCCGGCCGCTGGTACTGTTCGGATCGAGCGCCCACACCCCGGAGATATACTGCGACAGATCCGTTTTCGTCGGAACCGCCACCCCACCGGCCGTAATGCCGGATCCCACGGCCAGACCGCCTTTGATCGTCAGGCTGCCGTCATCATCGAGGACGGGAAGATAGGCGGCCGGGATCTCGTTATAAACCTCGATCGTCGCCACGAAATTCAGCAGCGCTGCCGTCCCGTAGCTGTTGCCCAGGACCGTGGTCCGGGCGAGCGTGGAAGGCGTGCCGACCGTCAGGGTGCCAATACCCCATTCCGCCTGGGTGCCGTCATCCGCGAAATAGAAGACCCGCCCTCCGTTCGGGAATGCTGCGGAAAAGGATCTGCGATCTGTCGCAGCGCCATTCAGCGTAAAAGCGGCCGTGCCGGGATTGGTGGCGGTCTCCAGGACAAAATCTGCAAGCTGCGGCGCTGTCATGTCACAGTCTCTCCGTCAGGGTGAAGGTCAGGGCACGGCGGTCGGCCGGCCCGAACGGATTGGACAGGTCTCCGCCCGACAGCCGGCCGAACAGCGCGTCCTGCGCAGGGACATCCGAAGCCGGATCCGGTACGAACAGGATATTGCGCCCCATGGTCCCCAGACGGCAGATCTCCCGCAGGGTCTGGACCTCGGCCGTGCCATAGGACTGATGGGCGATCGAGGCCTTGCGCTGGATCCAGCGGGCCTGCGGATACTCTGCCCCCGACAGCGCCGTGGCTTCATCCACGCCACTGGCAAAGCCGGCCGTGCTGTCCGTCGAGAAATTGCGCACCGGCTGCCAGAGCGGTCCGACATAGGCGAGCGGCAGGGAGAGGAAGCCGTCCGGATTGCTGGCGTCGTGCAGGCTGATCGTCACCGTATCGCCCGTGACCGCCTGGGGTGCGATATAAAGCGCTTGCCCGTTGCTCACACCGAACAGGCCTGTCCACTCATGGACGATCGTGCCGGCATTGCGGACGGTGATGGTTCCCTGCGCGACGGCGGTCAGGTTGGTCCGGTGGAACGAAAAGACCCGCAGCGGTGCAGACATGGGCAGTGTCAGGGTAAGCGTGCCCGTGGTCCCTGGCACGCGCCAGGCGACCGCTGCGGAGCCCTGGGGGCTCGTCAGATTGCCGACAGACAGCTGATCGGCCTGCACATCCGCCGACAGCACGCCATCGAGGACCCGGTTCTGATAGCCAAAGCCACAGTTTTCCATGTCAGGGCATCCCGTTCTGTGACAGCGTGCCGGCCAGGGTCATGTTGCCCTGGTCATCGACGGAAAACACGCGCTTGCTGCCGATCGAGTAAACGAGCTTGCTGCCGTCATAGGTCACGCAGCGATCGGAATGATCAAAACAGACTTCCTGACCGGGCGCGGCCGTAAAGGCCAGTTTCGTCTGGGCATTCTCGGCCACGAAGGCGGCATAGCTGTATGTCCCGGACATGTTGGCGCCGCTGCTGGCGGTGGACTGGTCCTGATAGCCAGAGCCGGCACTGTGTGTTCCCTGGGCTGAAAACACATTGCCATTCGTCGTGGTGTTGACGATCACGTCTCCCACTGACGAGGATCCGTTGATGACGATCTTGGCTGGCGAGACGCTGCTGATGATATTGAGGTTGGAACTGGTGGCCGGCCCTGTCAGCAGAAGGTCATGCTTGCCTGCGCTTTCGACAAAGACACCGGCTTCAGAATGCGTGCCGGATGCGTGATAGCCATAGGCGCCGCCGCCCTGGGACCAGATGTCATTGTCGCTCGCCACATCGGCCGTACCTCCGTTGGCCTTGCCGCCGATATAAATGGCGTCGTGATAAGAGGCCGCAGTCTGTCCCGAGGACGCACCGAAGAAAATCCCCGCCAGGCTGGTAAAGCGCGACGTGGTGTTCAGGAACATGTTGACGATGAAACAGCCGCTCTGGCCATTGCAGTCCAGATCGGCATTGTTCAGATCGCCTTCCGCCCCGATCGTGGACATGTTGGTCGCCATGGCGCCCGGATCATTCATGGTCCCGGATCCAGGCTGCCCGAACAGCGTCCCCGACCCGCTCGCCGGATGGAAATTGCGGGAGATGTTCCAGTTGATCCCCCAGCCCGGACCGCTGTTGACGTCCTGCATCGCCCCGAAATAGGCCGCCTGCTGCGGTCGTGGTGGGACACGACGCCACCGGACAGGTCGGGATGGAAGGATTGCCGGCAATCTGGAGATTGACCGCCTTGCCGTTCTTGCTGTCGATTTTCGTCGGGAACCAGGCCGAGACCTGCGGCGCCCTGACGATGTCATTCGGATTCTTCGACGAGTTCCAGGAAATCCAGTTCGGACCGGCATTGAGAGCCGGCGCTGACGGCGTCTGTGCCTGGGCCGCAGACAGCCCCAGCAGCAGCGCGCAGGCGGCCATGATCGTATTCAGAAATTTCATGCGGGCACCATATCTTCGAGGTCGCCACCAAAATCATTGGTCTGGTCGGCCGGGTTCTGAGGATTCCCCAGGATCAGGATCTGGAGTGTGACGGTCGCGTCCGAGGACCGGATATGCTCGGCAACAACGCAGCCCATCGTGGCTTCCGACAGGCCAGGGACAGGCGCCTGAACCGAGACGAAGTCGCCCAGATCGACCTTCCAGGCGAGAGCGGCCGGAACGGAGACCGCCCACAGTTCCCGGAAGGTGCCCCAAAGATCCCCATGGCGTTCAGCGATCAGCTGCGCGTCATAGGCGCTTTGCAGGGCCGTTGTGACAGGCGACGGGTCATTCGGCACCCGCCACCGCGCCTTGACGACGGCGCTGAACCAGACCGAATTGCGGTCCGAGATGGCAATCAGCGCCTGCCGGTCGGTGGGGGCCTGGGGATGCAGACCGGATCCTGAAGTCTGGATTGTGAAATTGTGCTGGCTGCCGATGCGCCAGCGCCATGTCGGGGGATTGAGAGAACTGTCCAGGCCTACGGACGAGATCTCCGTGATCTGGTCAGACGTCAGGGTCAGCACGGGCTGCGCGCCATAGACGGGCGGTGCGAGCGCGACCGGCCGCATCGTGCCGCTTCGGGTCGGGATCAGGGAGATCCCCAGACCCGACAGCAGCGTGTTGACGACATCCGCTCCGGTAACAGTCTCCGAACCGTCCCAGAACCATCCTCCCGCCCAGGGCGCAAGATCGGACGTGGCCGGCCAGGCCGGATCGAGATAACCGGCCGGAAACGCGAAATCCTCCACGAGCATCTGCCGCAGGATATCGAGGACGTTCTGTGGCGCCGCCCCCGATGCGAAGGATCCGAAGGCATCGACGGTGATGCCGTAAACCGGCTTTGTTCCCAGCCGCAGCCATGTTCCGGTCGGGCTGCGCTGGACCGTATAGGTTCCGGGCGCCGGAGAGGCCGCATACAGATCCGCGACGTCTCCGCCATAACCGATCCCACCGCCAAAACCACCCTCGTAAAGCGCGGTGATCGCGGCCGGCCCGTCACTGACCTGATAGACGTAATTCGCGGCATCAATCAGGGTGGGGCTGATATTGCAGACCGTCCCCCGGACCCGAGGCTGGTTTCGGCCGGCCACATTGCTGTCGCCATCCAGCTTTCCACCGCCGCCATAGGTCCGGACGTCCATGTTGACCGACAGCCAGGACGAGACATCGAGCAGCGGAATGGACAGCGCGTTGCGGTCCGGCTGCCAGACCGTGCCCAGACCGCCAAAGATGGGCGTCAGGGCAGAAGGCGGCGGATCGATCCATAACCCCCTGGCATCGTCCCAGCGCTTTTCTCCCCCGAAGATCCTGACCGGCAGGTGATCGTTGACCTTCTGGGTAATGACGTCATCGAGCGCACCGTCCGCGTTGATCAGGGTGATCGCGCCATAGCTGGACGATCCCCCCAGAGCCGAAGACGACAGGGACAGGCCCCGGTCCAGATCGAAAGCCTGGGTGACAATCGGCGGATAGGGAACATGATCCGGCGTCACATAGCCCAGATCCGAGAAGCGGAGCGTTTCTATGGTTTCAAGACTGGCGGCCTGCCGCGTCAGGGCGCCATGCGGCCGCGTCCCATGGGCCGGGCTGCCATCACTCCTGGCGTCGGACGGCAGGACCAGGTCGATCTCAACCGTCCGGAACACTGTCATGTCATGCGGCCTTTCCTGTGGTTGATTTCATGCTCTGCATGCGCGTTTCACTCAGCTGCTTTGCGGCCAGATCGACCAGCTGTTGCAGCGTGGTGTTGAGCGTGTCGGTTGAGGTTTTCAGCGCCTCTTTCGTGACCGAAGCCGTCAGGTCATCGGTGCTGACACTGCCCAGGCTCTGCAAGGCCTGCATGACGCGGGCATAGTCGTCGGCATAGGCCGTGCCGGATCCGTTATAGGTCCTGCTGGTCGACAGCAGCGTCTGCATGTCGCCCTGCATCGCCTGGAGCGCCGTGTAATCGCCGCCCTGGGCTGCCGTCAGATCGGTCGTGAAATTGTCATTCGCGACCCTGTACTGATCGGCGGCCGACAGCGGAGAGGCATCCGACGTCGCCAGACCCGCCCCATAGGTTTCCAGGCTGGACATGACGCTTTCAGCGCTTTGCAGCGCCTGGTCATTGTACTGCTGCTGGATCTGGAGACGTTCGGCCGCGAGCGTCTTTTCCAGGTCGGCCGACTGGTTGATGTATTCCTGCTGGGACGCATAGGAATCCCCAAGAAAGCTCTTCCAGCTGTCAGCCAGCTGCTGGCGCTGCTGATCGGCACTGACATCGAAATTCGTCAGCGCGGCACCCTCGTCGTCGCCCGTGGCCGCCTGGTATCGTGCCTGGACGGACAGATCGCTCTGCCGGAGCGTGGTCAGCTGGTCATTGAAGCCCTCCTGATACAGATCATTGAACTTCGAGCTGATGGCAGATCCATCGAGCCCGTAACTGTCCGCCTGCGACGCTGCGGCCGCGTAGGTGGATTGCAGCGTCGCCATCTGCTCGACCCAGGACTGCTGCCCCGAGACCGTGGCATCCAGCAGCCCCGGCATGGTCGTGTTGACGAAGGTAGTGATGGTGGAGATGTCGGTCTGCAGATCCGAGGCCGACAGCGTCTTGCCATCGAGCGCGGTATCCAGCGCAGTTTTCAGATCCCCGGTCGCCTGGGTGAAGCTGCCGACCGTGACCGTGCCGTCCGAATTGAACTTCGAGACCGCAACACCCAGCTGATCGACCGTGTCCGCCATGGTCTTCAGGCTCTCGATGGCCGTCGTGAAATCCGACACCGACGTCGCATCACTTGGCAGCCCCTGCTGGAGAGCCTGCTGGAACGTGGCGTCCGACGTGCTGTAGGTCGCCTGTTTCAGCAGATCCGTGAGCGAGACGGACTGAAGGGACTTGTCCTTGTTATTCGGATCACTCCGGACCGTTCCCAGCAGGCCGCCATCGCCGCCCCCGATCGTCACGCCTTCAGCAGACAGGACCGAGTTGAAGGACGAGATGTCAGACTTGAGCTGCGCCGTGATCTCGTCGGTCTGTGCCTGATTCCAGGTCTTGCCGAGCGAGAGCGAGCCTCCCGTCGTCATGACCTGGTCGATCGTGTACGGGTTTTTCTTGTGCCCGAAGAGGCCACCCAGAAGACCACCCAGACCGCCACCGATCAGGCCACCGAGCATGGTGCCGATGACTGGAATGAATGATCCGGCCGCAGCGCCCGCTGCTGCCCCGACACCGCTGCCGATCAGCCCGTTGGTCTGCGTCCCGCCGCCGATGCTGGACAGCGCCGAGCCGATCCCGAAACCCCCGCCGATGCCGCCCAGCAGGTTGCCGACCGTGGCCGTGCCGAACAGGTTGGTCTTGAGCCCCGAAGACAGCCAGGAAGACGAGCTTGACGAAGATCCCGCTGAACTGAGCGGATTCCATCCCCATCCACCGGTGTCAGCACTGATCGCTGCCGCACCAGCAGAGTTCGAAGAGGACCCACCGGACAGAAGGGACGAGACATCGCTCAGTGTCGTCCGGCTCTTGCCATCGATCGCACTCAGGAGCGGGTTGATCAGCGCCAGCTTGGCGATCATCGAGATCAGCTGGCTTTCCACGCCCTGCATGGCGGACTTGAACGTCACCCCACCATTCGAGGCATTGACCAGGGCCTGCGTGAAGCTGCTCGACAGCGTGTCGGCCGCTGACGAAATGTCACTGGTCAGTTCGTTCAGCGTGTCCTGCTGCTTCTGGTAGGCGTTCGTGGCCGTCTGGATCGCCGCGACGTTATCCAGATCGGCCTGCGAAGCCTTGGACGTCAGATCCGCACCGTTCTCCAGAAGGGCGTTGCGCTCCTTGAGGACGGCCATCTGCACCGAGACGGCATCGGAGTCCTGTCCGACGGCTTCCGTCTCGGCCTTGATCGTCTCCAGGTCGAGGCTCTGGCTGTAGGCCTTGCGTGCAGTCGTGATATCCGCCTGCGCCTCGGCCTGCCGCTTGAGCGCATCCGTGAGAACGGCCGTCTGGCGGGCCTGTTCCTGCGTGCCGGCAATCGAGGTCGCCTGGACCGTCTCGGAGGCTTCCACCGATCGCAGATAGTCGTCCAGGCTGCCCTTGCTGGCATCATAGGACGACAGCAGCGTGTTCTGGGCCGCAGTCTTGCGGTCCATGGTCTCGATGGAGCTGTTGAACTCGCCCGTCAGGACCTGCTGTTCGTTGGATTCCGCCTTCAGCAGCTGCGCCGCCGTTGCATGGGCGTAACCCATTTTCCGCGCCGCTTCCTCGGTCTGCTGGTCGATCTGGACCATGGCCTTCTGCGCGGCCGTTCCAGCCCAGGCCGCATCCGTCGCCTGCTGCTGCTGATGCGCCAGCTCCTGCATCGGATCCCGCAGATCGTTCAGCGCGGCCTTATGCGTCATCAGCCGCTCAGTCAGACCCTGCGTCTGGGCCGCATAGTCCGCATCCGTGACCACACCCGCCTTGTGCAGCGTATCCAGCGCTTCCTGGGCAGACGTCAGCTGCTTGATGGCATTGGTCTGCTCTGTGTACTTCGCATTTGTCGAGTCATCTGACGTCTTTGTCGCATCATCGACCTTACCCTGCATCGTGGCGATGGTGGTGGCACCATACATCTGGCCGCCCGTGACCTTCTGGGCATAGTCCTGCACGGACTGAGGGACCGCGCCTTGCCCTTGCAGGTATTTATCGACGTTCCCTTCGCCCCAGTTATAGGCCATGGCGACCAGCTGCTCATTGCCGCTGTATTTGGAATACAGGCGGACCAGCAGACGCTCGGCCGCCGTGACATTGCCGGTCGGATCCGTCAGGTCATTGCCGGCAGCGTTGGACGGCATGACCTGCATGCCGCCGATCGCGCCGGCCGAGGACGTCACGACTGCGCCATTGCGATCATACTGCCCCGTCGAGCTCTCGACCGGCTGGATCCGATGCGCCAGGGAGATCACGTCGGAGTTCGCGCCGATCTGCTGACCGACCGTATCGATCAGGCCGGACATGCCCGAGCTGCTGCCCTGCTGGATCTGCTGCTGCTGGGCTACATAGGCGGTATGCTCTGGCTGGAAACTGTCCATCCAGCCCTTGAGCTCTTTGACCTTGTTGATCAGGTTCGTCAGGCCGTCGATGGTCTTGGCGGTCTGCGCGACCAGGAAGTCCCCGATCTTGTTGCCGAAATTCTCGACCCCTTCCATCGGACCGGCCCAGGCATCCTTGAGATTGCGGACCGACTGCTGAAAGGGCGTCAGCCCCTGATCGGTCGCACCCTGCGTCGCGGATCCGAGCTGCTGCATCAGCAGCTGCCAGGCCTGCATCCGGTTGCCGCTGTCCTGAAGATCCTTGACCTGCGTGACCAGCCCCTGATGCACGCCCAGCAGACCCTTGTCGGCAAAGTCCTGCGCCGCCTTGGCGGGATCGGCATAGGCATCCGCCATTTCCTTGGCAGCTTCCGGTACGGTCTCGCCCATGACTTCCGCGAGATCCCGCGCTTGCTGCGACAGGGTGGTCAGGCTGGAGCTGTCGATCGTCGGCACGGCCGCAAAGGTCGTGGTCACGCTGCGGCTGTCATCGAGCGACAGACCGCTGCCGGCAGAGAGCTGACGGGCCGCTACCTCGGCCGCGCTCGCCATGGCCGTGTAATCGTCGCGGGTGGCCCGCAGGTGCTGTGACAGCGTCGCCAGCTGTTCCTGCTCGGCCTCGGCCGAGGATCCGACTTTATAGACGGCAGCGGCGGCTGCCGCGCCCGCCAGCGCCAGACCAGCCGGCCCGACCAGGAAGCCCGTGACGGTCTCGATCGCACTGCCGAACCCACCCATGACCTGGACCATGTTCGGCACCTGGTAGAAGGCAGCCTGGAACGCAGATCCACCTGACATGACCTGATCGAAGAACTTGTGCGCCTCGTCTGCCAGGATGCCCATCTGCTGGCTGGACATACGGGCGGTTTCGGTCGTCTCGGCCACGGCGGCCGTGGCCCCCTTGGACGACTGGACCGCCGCCTCATGGGCCTGGGTCAGCTTCTGGACCTTGGCCGCCTGCGCATCGATCGCACGGCTTGCCTCTTCCTGCGTGACTTCCCCGCGACGGACGCCGTCCGAAACGGTCTGTGTTACCTCGGCCAGCTTGTTCTGGGCATTTTGCAGCGCGTTGGCGGACTTCGTGACCGCATCGAGGCTGTTGACCCAGCCGGCAGCGCTCTTGGTGCTGCGCTGGATCTTCTCGTCCGTCACCTCGGCACTGTCGGCCACCTTGTCCAGGCCGTCTGCCACCGCATCGAGTGCTGCGGCATCAGCCTGGGCTGGCGAGGCGATCTGGCTACGGTAGGAAACCTCGATCTCTTCAACCGTTGCCATCGTCGCGTTCCTTCAAATTCGTTTTGTCAGGATCATGGCCGGATAGGTCATCGCCGTTCCGGCCGATCGGCTCTTGCTGCGCCCCTTGCTGCGTCGCAGGACGTAAGGGGCATTTTCCATCAGGCCGGAGGGGATGGTCACAAAGGCGCGCGCCGCGTTCACGGTCGGGAATTTGCGTTGGACCAGCTTGCGCACCGCATCGACGATGCCCGGTGGCACCGACATGTTTTTCATGGCGCCCGTATCGATCTTGCGCGCATAGGGCTGCGGATTGACGATCATGGCGGACACGCCTTCCGGGATGTCTGCCACGTCTTCCGTCCAGGGCCGTCCATCGACCACCACCATCCAGCTGTCGCGGTACCGCCCCGATCGCACCGGGGAGCGGTCCTTGCACAGCTGGAGCGCGGCCTGGGCTGCCAGCCCCATGACGTTGAACTTGTAGAGAATGAAGCCGTCAGGCTGGACAGACGTCTCCGGCGCACCCTGCCGGCCATCCACGATTGTCACCCAGTGCGGGGGCGCGTCTCCGCTGCGGACGGCCTGATCCCGCGCCTTGATGGCGACAGCGGCCAGCCGTGCGGACTGCGCGGCTGGAGACAGCGCCTGATCCCGGAACAGGCGGATATTGCGGGCCACACTGCGCGGAGACGCCATGTCACTTCCTCATGAGGGTCTGCATGTCCTGGCTGATTGCGGCATTGCGGAACCGCAGGAACACGGCATCGAGCGCACGGATCAGGTCATGAACGTAAACCCGGTCCTCGTCCGATACGCCGTTGGCTTCGCACCAGCGATCGATCGCCAGCCAGGAGATCGGTCCCGGACGCGAAACGACGCGGATCATGCCCATGGACGCGCCGAGACCGTCCGTGGTCCAGGCGCGGTCATGCTGGAGTTCATGCCACGCCCGCCAGGGGACTTCATTCCAGGGATCGGGCAGAACTCTGTATTCCAGAGCTGCTGCCCGGATGTCGGGGTGTTCGTTTTCCCCGACATAGGCGCCCCATTCCAGTTCCCACTGGAGCGCCGCGATCAGTTTCCCGCTGCAGCCTTGGCCTGTTCGGCGCGATCGCTGCCGACGCGACCGGCTGCCATGATGGCGAGCGAGGTCAGGGCCGGGTAGTTGCCGCTTTCCAGCATGGCGCGGAAATCATCGACGTTCACCGGCTGGTCATCCGCGCCATCGAGGCCGCGCACGCCGAGCACGCACTGGCGGGCGATCGCCTTGCCCTGGCAGACGTCGTCAGCGGTCGGTGGCAGGGCGTCCGGAGCATAGAAGCCGGCACCGGCACGCTGCGAGCGGTTCAGGTCGCGGGCAGCTTCCAGACGCAGCGCATAGAGCGTATCGCGGTAAGCCGGCGTGAAGCCGCGCGTGGTGATGAAGAAGGTATTGCCTTCCGGACCGACTTCGATTTCTTCGCCTTCGGAAACCCTGGCGAGATCGCGCGAAAAGGTGGAGAGCTTGGCCACGTTAATTTTTCCAGTCTGAAATGAGGGATGAAAAGCGCAGATTTCCGGGGATCAGCCGCCAGAGGGCGGCGCGGCCGGAATGCGCTGGATCCTGAAGGTGCCACCACCGGCCTGCGGATTGCCCTCGATGTCGAAGGTGGCGACGATCGAGGTGTTCTTGCTGCCGGCATTGATCACCGGGTTGCGCAGCGCGGCATTCAGGAAGGTCAGGACATAGCTGTTGCCGTCCGCATCCTTGACCGTGGTGACGATCGGCCCCTGTGTGCCATTGGCCCAGACCTGATACATGTCCCAGGTCTTGAAGAAGATCTGCGTCGAGCCCGAGGCCAGCAGCTGACCGACGCGGATGCCGCAGGCATCGGCATGGCCCATGCCGTAATCCGAACCCGATCCGTCGCGGTCGAGCGTGATCTGGACCTGCTTGACGCAGCCGTCCGGAGCCTGCCCGTTCACGGTCATGCCGACGAAGTTGTCGACCGTGTTGAACACGCGGCCCGTGGGCGCATCCGTGTAGGTCGCGGCCGGATCGGCATCCGCAAGCGTCTGCTGCTTGCAGGAGAAGTCGAAAGCCGCAGACGAAAAGCTACCCTGGGCAAAGGTCAGCTGTGCCCGCGTGCAGTAGCTGCCCGGACGGACCAGCCACTTGGAATTCAGCTTCTCATTGAGCGTCCAGGTCTTCACGACAGCGCCGTTCTGCACGACGTTGTCGGCCCAGTCCGCACCCAGCACGCCTGCGAACAGGTCGTCATAGGTGCCGTAAGACAGCGCGCCTGAGAGCGTGCCGGCCACCGAGGTCTGCGTCAGGACGGCCTGCGCCGCCTCGATGTCGGCATTGATCTCGTCGGGACGCTGGGTCGTGTCCGTCGGCTTGAAATTCTCACCCGTAAAGCGGGTGCGCTGGTAGTTCCCCGTGGCCGGGACGCCGTAAGTCGGCTCCATGGCATAGGAAATCGCGGTATCGTTCGCCTGCGCGGCGGCCTGATAGCCTGCCGTGGCTCCGGTATAGGCCATGCTTTACCCCATAAAAAAAAGCCACCCGAAGGCGGCCGTGTCAGGAAATTCAGGAAGGATCAGGACGCCGGCAGGACGATGTCCTGGTAGCGGTAGTCCACCATCAGGGAGAAGCGGATCCAGTTGCCCGTTTCGTCCTTATCAGGCGGGTCGAAGCCCTGATCGTCGTAATACAGCCCCTTCGGCAGGTATTCGACAGGAACCCGAAAGGCGACGGAGAGGATCTTGCGCTTCTGGATCGCATCGATCGCGCCCGTTCCGCGCTGCACCATCAGATGCAGCCAGATCTGGCCCGTCTCTTCATTGAGGATTTCGCCGACACCCAGACGCCCCGAGGCTGCACTGGCGGTCTCGAAATAGACCCATGGATCCGTGCCAGGATCGAGGTCCTGGGCAAGAATATCCTTGACCTTCAGGCCAAGCGGCGCGGCTGCTGCCGTGGCCCGGTCAAAGGCATCCTGCCAGACGACGGGAGAGGTCATGTTCCACCTGCTGCAAAGAGTTTCCAGCCGCAGATCTCACTGCCGTCATAAACGGCCGTGGCGTCCGTCAGCATGTATCGGCGGCCGCCATCCGTCAGGATATCCATGTTGCGGGGCTGTCCATAGGCTGCGGCCGACAGCTCATCATTCAGGGTCTCCGCCACGAAAGGCATGACGGAAACCCCCGCCTCCAGCGCGGCCGTGGCGGGCGGCGCGGAATAGGCAATCAGAGAGACCGGATTTGACTTGTCGGATCGCGACAGCGTCATCATCCGCCCTTTATGCCGGATCTGCCGACGCCGGCTTTCAGTAATCTGTCCCATCAGGCCATCCAGTCCGCTGCCAGGGAGAGACGATCGAGCGCGGCCACGGCATCAGGAGAAAGAGCCCCGACCGATGGATCCATGGTCTGCCAGGTCGTGGATCCAACACCCTGGACACTTTCCGTCTTCAGAAGCGGGTCACGCCCCTGCCCGCATCGCAGCAGCTGGATCGTCCCCAGGCATCCGCCCGCGACGTCGTCGGGAAGCGGCGTTACGACCAGTGGCAGCAGATCCGCATCACTCTTCTCCGGGTCCGTCATTCCCGGCAGAAGAAATCCCGCCACATATATGACTTCAACATCATACCCATGGTGCGGGAACCCACAGGCCGCAGCCGCCGGCAGGACATCTTCGATCCGGGCATTCTCACGGTCGACTGACAGTTCATCCAGCGCCGTGACCGCTCTGCCGCCCACACTCATGGACCGGATGGTCGCGATCGGCCCACTGGACAGATTGATCGCGGTCATGCGCCCACGAACACGGATGCGTTCACGGTATTCCTGCAACGCCAGCGGACGCTGGAGATACGAAATGCAGGACGCAGACGCGCTGGAGATCAGGCCAGACAGAGTCTGGTCCTGATCGTCCCCGGCAATTCCAAGATACGCCTTCACGCTATCCAGAGACACCAGGGCGGTGGTTTCTGCTGGTGCCGTTACGACAGCAGGCATATTTCACCCCCAAACAAAAACGGCCTCCGCTAGGAGACCGTCAGGATTTGCCGTTTTCCGGCGCTTTGCTCGGGTCAGTGCCCGAAAGAAGGTCTCCGCCGTCACCCTTGCCGGATGCCCCTGCGGATGATGCAGCCTTGGCCGGGGCCTTGACCGGCATATCCTCGGCCGTCCCCTTCTTGGCTGCGACAATGGCATCCGCGACGCTATCCGGAAAAACCGCGACATCACCGGGGTTGTAGACCGAGCCGATGCCGCTGCACCGGGCCGTGAAAGTAACTCGTTTCATGGATTACTGACCCTTAACTGAACCGGGGAACCATGCGGCATCCGTGAGAACGGAGATCGCCGCGTCATAACGGGTATTGAGGTCGACCGCCTCGATCACGCGCACCAGGGTTTCGTCATTCTGGAAGGCAGAACGGGTCACACCCTGGCCATCGACGTAAGAGGCCTCCGTGCTGACCGCGAGGGTCGTCTGAAGAGCATCACCGATCATGATCTGGGAGAAATCAGCGAAATAGATTTCCGATGCGTTTCCATCCGTGCCGAGATTATCCGGGACCGATGTCGTCGTCGTGAAGGGATAGGCCCCGATCCGGCCTTCCGAAATTTCCGGGAAAGCCAGAGCCCCCGTCGCGGTCAGAAGCTGCCCCAGGAACTCTTCAATGGTCGGATTGATGATATATCCGCAGCGCATCATCGGAACATTGTTCCGCGACAGACCAAGCCGCACTGCCGCGAGGTCATTGCGCACGTTTTCCACAACATTGACGGGGTTGGCCGTGATGACATTGGCCGCCGCCGCAAGGTAACGCAGACCGGCCGGCGCATAAGCCGAACCCTGCCCGCGAATGAACTGCTGGTCTTCCGCAATGCCGACTTCACGGACCACGTCATTGCGGACCATTTCATCGGTCTGGATCGAATTGTAGCGCAGAAGATCGTTCGACACCGGCACCAGGGCCGCCAGCTTCTTGGCAGACATCTTGACCATATCCACCCCAGGCGCGCTGGTGGGGATCGCTGCGCGCTCGCCAACCCATGTCGCATTGGACGTCGAGGTCTGCTTGCGGGTCGACAGGTTTCCACGCGGCATCGGAACCGAAACCGCTCCCATGCGACGGACCGCCACAGCCGGACGCAGCGCATCGATCAGATCGGTCGAATAATCCTGATTGACCAGGAAGCCACCCTGCACATCGACCGATTCCTGCATGTTATCGGCAGCCTCGATCGCAAAAGCCGTGCCCCAGGTCTTTTCCGAGAAGTCCGCGACAGCCCGAAGACCACCCTGCCCGCGCGTTGCGGCCACCGCCTGAACGAAACGGGAGAACTTCATGCCCGGTTCAAGCTTTTCAGCCGCCTGCGCGGGCACCGTTGCACCGGATCCGCTCCGGCCAGCCGGCAGCGTGGCAATCGGGCGCGCAGCAGCTGCGCGACGATGCTCCAGATCGACTTCGCGGGCGATATTCGCCGTCAGGCGGTCATCTTCGGCCCGCAGCGCGTCATATCGGGCCGTTTCTTCGGCCGTCAGATCGCGGTCGCCATCCGTGGCGGCCGTATTGACGACAGTTTCCATCTCCGCGTGGACTTCACCCTGACGGGCGCGGAGAGTCGTGATGCGATCAGCCATTTCAGCCTTCCTGTGCTCGATGCCGGCGCATATCCAGATCCTGCATGGCAGCAGTCCGTCTTGGAGCCGGTTTTCCTGTGATTTTCGGGGTTTTACCGGCGCCGAGACGGGAAACTGTCCCGCTCAGCGTTCCGGTTCCATCGGCCATGCCGGCTGAAACGGCACTTTTCGCCGATTTCATGCCGCCCTGACCGAAATTCTGCTGGACGTTCGCGACCGTGGTTTTGCGACCACGCGCGATATCGGCCATGAAAACAGCCTCCATATCGTCCAGAACAGCGCGGATCTGCGCCTGCCCGTCGTCTGAAGACGGGTCCAGGCGCTTGTTCGGCGCGTTGGAACTGACGATATCGACGCTCTGGCGGCCGTTGGCATCCGGCCCAACCTGCGTTGAGGTCGAGCACACAATGCCGATCGAACCCGCAACGGCCAGATTGTCCATGATGATTTCATCAGCCTGGCTGGCGAGCCAGTAAGCGGCCGATGCCGCCAAACCCGTGACAAATACCGTCACGGGCTTCTCCAGGGCCGCGATCTGCCCCGCCACGTCGCTCAGTTGCACGGTCGCACCGCCTGGGCTGTCCATCACCAGAAGGATCTGGCTGACAGCCGGACTGGACGCCGCCACCTGAAGGTCGGATGCCAGGGTTTCCAGCGTGGTAAACCCGCAGATATCCGCCATCAGGTTCGCATAGGGCATGATCGGCCCCATGACGGGAATCATGGCCACGCCGTTGCTGACTGTCGCGGTCTTTGCGCCCTGCAAAGGCGAACCACCGCCGGAGATCGCAGCCATCACGCCCTGATATCGGGCGGCATTGCCGTTTTCCCGCAGCTTCTCCAGGTCAGGAGACAGCAGTGTCCGCTCTGCCACCGCCTCGATCGCGGCCAGCCATTCCGGCTGGATGGCCCAGGGCATCGCCCTGATGGCATCCAGCGCATAGTGTCTTGTCATGTCAGCTTCCTGTTGCAGGATCCGGGCTTGGCTGTCCGCTGACGCCCATATTGATCGGACGCCAGATCTCGCCGCCGGCATCGCCGCCGACCGGGTTAAGGCCGAATTCGGCCCGGCCCTCATCCGTGCTCATGACGCCGCCATTGCGCAGCGCGGCGATGCCCTGGGCACGGTCGAGGAAACCACCCTTCACCAGGTCGGACGGGTCATGGACGAACGTGCAGCCACTTGCCGCAAAGGCATGGGCCGCACTGGCTGCCACCCGGCTGAAATGCGGGCCGAGGTGGTAGATTACGAATTCCAGGGACTGCTGCTCGATATTGCCGAACGTCGCCTTGGACAACTCGAACAGCAGATGCGGCGGCACGCCCCAGGCGCGGGCAATGTCCAGAACCTGCATGGTCCTGGTCTCGACAAGCTGCCCGTCCTTGTTATTGACCGGCATGTAAATCGGCTTGAGGCCGTTACTCAGAACCGCAGTTTCACCGGCATTTTCCACGCCCGAGAAACGCGATTTCCAGTCATCCTTGATCGCCTGCCGCTCATCAGGCTTGATCGACTTGTCCGTCGACAGAACCGTCGGCGGCTGGGCATTATTCCGCCAGTAATTCTGGACGAAAGACGCGGTCGCCAGATTCTCACCGAAGGCCTCTTTCATGAAGGCGATCGGATTGAGTCCCTGCAACCCGTTTCGCCCCATGCCCCTGACATGCCAGATGTCCCGCGCCGGGAAACGGCCGGTAGAGCCATCCGGCAGGGTTGCGTCATAAAACATCTGCTGGCCAGAGACCCGGTCGAAGGTCTGGAGCGGCTGACATCCAAACGGATCCAGTCGCGTCAGAACGGACGGCCGCATGAGGGCATCCCGCGAGACATAAGCGTAAAAATTGCCAGTCATCAGGACATCCCCGAGAAGGATTTCCCGGAAATCGTAATGACTTTGCGCCTCATTCGGCCGCTCATTCATCAGGGCATAGAGCGGATCACCTTCAAGGCGATGCGTGCCGGTCCCATCCTTCCGGCAGTAATACATCGGCACCATGGCGAAAACGCCCGTCAGGATCCGGAGCGCCTGCATGACGGCCGGCAGGGACATGGTCGTGCGTTCATTGACCATGACGCCCGCCTTCGACGGTCCGCCCATCGGAAACGAGATCCAGGGCCCGCCCGTCTGAAAGGCATTATCCGGGGCAGAAATGCCGCTTTCAGCCGAAAGCCGAGGCTCCTGGCGCGCACGGACAGGCGTCGACGCACCAGACCCGCGCAGGAAGTCCAGGAGACCCATTCTTACATTCCTTCATAGACAAATTCGTCGAAGTCAGACGGAGCCGTGGCCATCCCGATCGCCATGATCAGGGCGACGGCGCCATCGATCTTGTTTTCCACCCGCTCCTTGCGCGGATAGACGTTGTCCTTCGCATCCGTGTGGCAGACGACGTTGGACATGCACCAGGCGAGGACAGGATCGCCGTCATGATGCAGCCGCCCGGACAGGACCAGCGCCTCCAGCTCCTTCATCGGCTCTGAAAAGTTCTGCACCGTCTGCCGATACTCCTGCATCGGCACGTCCCGCTCGGTCATGCGCTGGGATAACTGGGTCGCCTGCCATGGATCATAGGCCACAGCACGCACTTCGAAGACGCTGACGTCGCTTTGGATGTCCGCCTCGATATTATCGAAGTCGATGACATCCCCGGCCGTTGCCGTGATGCGCCCCTCGATCACCCAGCCCTGATATTGCGCATTTCCCGACTCATCGACCTGCCGCTGTGGCAGGTAGAAATGCGCGAAGACGTAATAGTGCGTCTCGCCATCGATCTTCCGCTGGAAGAGGCGGATCCGCACCGCAAGGTCAACCTTGCTCGCCAGATCGAGGGCCATGATGCAGTCCTGGTCGGCAAAATCCTCGATCCGCAGACCGGGATCCGCGCAACGCCCCCAGGCCAGCATATCCATCCAGGCCTGATTGGCATTTACCCAGAGATCCAGGTGCTTTGTCTTGAAGTTGTTCTGCGCACTGGCCAGCTGCATGGCCTTGTTCGCCAGCCCTGCCACATAATCCGGCATGACGGACACGCCCCAGTTCGGATTGGCCTTCTTCCAGATCTCCGGATCCGTCCAGTCGTCTCCGTCATCGAGCGTGTAGATCAGCCCGAAAAGCTGGTCATCCTCGGCCGTATCGCCCTTGAGCGCGTAAGGGCAGTCCTTCCAGCGGCTGAGCGCCATATTAAGCACCCGGACCATGTAGCTGCGCAGCTCGTAACAGATCCCCGACCTGTTAGACCCGGCTGTCGTAATGGCCCAGATCATGGACTGATCACGCTTGCCTGCGCCGGTTTCGACCACGTCATAGACCTCACGGGTCTTGTGGGCATGGACCTCATCGAGGCAGGCAAAATGGATATTCAGGCCGTCCTGCGTCTTGCCATCACGCGAAAGCGCCGTGAACTGGCCATCATTGGCCGCGCAGATGATGCCTGCGACCTGACAGTCCAGACCGAACTGGCGAGCCATGTCAGGGCGTTTGCCGATCATTTTCTGCGCGTCGCCGAAAACGATCTTGGCCTGATCACGGGTCGTCGCCGCCGAATAAACTTCCGGGCCCGCCTCTCCATCGGCCGTGAGCATGTAGAGGCCCACGCCAGACGACAGGGTGCTCTTGGCGTTCCCGCGCGGGACCTCGATATAAACGCGCCGGAAACGCCTAAAGCCGGTCTTCTTGTCCACCCAGCCGAAAGCCGTGGTCAGGATGAATGCCTGCCATGGCTCCAGCATGATCAGCTCCCGCGCCCGCGCCTTCGGTCCCTTGATATGCGGCATCAGGGAGATGAAACGGCAGACCTTTTCCGCGCGGTCTTTGTCGAAGCGGTATCCGAACCCCTTGGTTTTCTCGGCCTTCAGGTCCTGTTTCTGCCGGATACAGGCCGCGACCACATGCTGGCAGGCAAGGATCCTGCCGGACAGCACATCGCGCATATACCGGCGCGCCATCGCAATGTGGGGATAGGCTGCGGCCATTATCCAAACTCGGAAAAGGGACTGAACATATCGCCCTGCCCCACGTCCTTCAGCCGCAGACGGGCCACGGGCGAAAAGCCGAACTCCGATCCGACCGTCCGCATCAGGCGGATGCTTTCGGCGATGATGGCCAGTTCAGGGCGGCCACGCTTCATGGTGCCCTGCCGCCCGTGCGTTTCGTAGGTATCACCCTCACCGTCCTGCAAGGTGCGCTCAGCGCGCAGCCAGCGGCTATAGGTGGCGCAATATTGGGCAAGCGCATCATGGTCCAGAAGCGTGAAGATCCCGCGCTCGACCAGCACAGGAACAAGCCTGTTCCACGCTGACTGGCCATCCTCATCGAGATAGTCAGGCGGCGGCGCCGCTTCCGACTTCAGACGCAGCCCGTCTTCCGGAAGCGCCCGCTTTCCGGCGTTTCCCGTGACGACGCGCAGATGCGCAGGTTTCGGCTTGCGGCCCTTCATGATGACCTCCTTATGCGAAATCGCAGGAGGGCTGCCATCCAACCATCCTGTAACTTTTTCCCTCAATTTCGCGGGTGTGAAAATTTGCCCATGGCGCGGTCCGGGCACTCGGCCCCGGCAGGGATTGAAGACCCCCCTACCCCCAGCCGACCCCAGACCACAAAAACGGCGGAAAATCGCCGTTTTTGCCGTTTTTCTCAGATTTTCCGGTTCCAGGAATGATCCCGGCTGGTCCGGGCCGAATGATGCGACTGGCACAAGGTGCGCAGATTGGTCGGATCCAGACGCCTTTCCGGCGATTCCCGCACACTTTCGATATGATCGACGTTCAACCTGTCAGTCGGTGTCCGGCAGCCGGGAACACAACAGGTCGGATGCAAGGCCAGATGACGCGCCCTGACCTTTTCCCAAGCCGTATCATATCCACGCTGGCGGGCTGACCCGCGCTTTGCGTCGAATTCCCTGCGCCGCTGATCTTCTCCCTTATGCCACCTGGGCCGGAAGACTGGCGGTCGAACAGGCATGGAAAACCCCGGGAAATCGGCATAAAAAAAGACGTGAACCCGTTGAGGTGCACGTCTCGCGAACTTGACTATGGAAAATGCGCAATTTGGTCAAAACGGTCAACCGGAATTTGTCCGGATCGCAATTTTTCTGCGATGATACAGCAAGCCGTTAGATACCGGCTCTTTGCCGTATTACGCGATATCCGCAGTTTGTGGCCGATTTTCTCCCATGACAGCAGAGGCTTTCCTGAGATCGGATGAACGCGCATGTGGAGCTGAACCACGAGGCGAATTTCCCGGTTTTCACTTCCCGCGCCCAGGAACGCGAGCCAGGAGAACACAAGATCCATCCGCGACACATCATCTGGCGTCGGCCTAGGTGGCCGGATGTCGCTTTCCCGCACCCATTGCAGATCCTCTTCGTCCGGCACCATGTCCGGCCAGAAGCCTCTGGCACCAGCCGGACGAAGCCCATGCGCTGGCAGCGCAGCCAGCGTCCGCGCGGCTTCATCCAGCCATTCCGCAACCTGCTTGGGGACATCATGCGCCAGATCGATCCGGTGCCTGCGCTTCATGCCGCCGCCTGGACGAGGAAGTCAGACAGCTCCGGGCGACGCAGACCGTCCTCACCGCCGGCGACACGGGCCGTGTAGTCCTGCATGGCCTGTTCCCAAGCACGCTCCGCCTTACGTTCCTCAACCGTCTTCGGCGCTTCCGGGATATCGCCCTTGGCAATCGCGGCTTCCACGGCCTTGGAGAAGTAGCCCATGTGCGACGCCGGGTTTCCCTTGGCCCGCTGCCGATCAGCAACGTCCCGCACAACTGCCACGATCAGACGCTCCGCATCATCGTCCGTCATGCCCTTGGCCAGCGCAGCCGCGATCCACACTCGCGACACGCCCCAGTTCGGCATGTCGCGGGCCGGGTCGAAACCCGCTGCCTCGAATGCTTTTGGCCCAATGCGAGACATCAGGCCGTCTAGCTTAAGCTTATCTTCTGAAGAAGATTTAGAAGCTAAGCTAAGCTTATCGCGCGTACCCGTGAGGTGGGTTTCGGCTGGGTTTTCGGCAGACACGGCTTTTCCTCCTGAAATGGGCATGATGGCGGTTCTCTGTCGCGGATCGTTCTGCGGGGTTACGGCTGCGTTTTTGCGCGGTCTTCCGCCCTTTTTGCCGTTCTCACGAGACGCGACCGCACGGCGTGACGGCTGGAGCGATGCCGGCAGACCAATCGTCTGCGCGTCGCGGTCCCAGGTTAGCAGCTGGGTTTTCGCGTAGGTTTCGAGATAGGTTTCGATTAGGTTTTCGTCGCAGAAAACCTTGGTACGGGCGAGCGCGGACAGCGCACCTGGGAAAGACACGTCCAGGACGCCGTCAGCGGTGTTCATGATCAGGTATGTGACGAGACGCACCCAGGACAGCACCATCACGGCTTCCATGGCATTAAGGGCAAGGTGCTCCACCTGCATCAGGACGATGCTGGCAAGCTGCGTGCGGTGACTGGCGCTGACCTTCACGTCAGATTCTCCTAGACCTGCCGGCAGAGGCAGGATTGAAATCAGTAGGCTTTGAGACGAAAACCCGAGCCAACGGGCTCCAAGACATCGCACTGGACCAGCTCGGCCGCAGCGACGCGCACGGCATCGACGTCAGCAGCGATGCAGCGTGCGATTTCCTCAATCGTGGTGCCGTGACGAACTGGCGCCCGGATCGTCGGCTTGACGTCGCCGAGATCCGTGAGCGCAAGCCAGACGGCACGCGCCGCCAGCGACAGAGGCTGCCAGCGACAATCGGACATGACTGCCCGCGCGTGCTTTCCCGGACGCTGACGGCTGGCCATCAGGCTGCGGACCGCTGGACGGCCCAGGCCGGACTGCGCGGATCCTCGCCGGCATCACGGAACCAAGTCGTCTGGTCATCGAACCACATGCGACAGGTTCCGGTCGGACCATGCCGGTTCTTTGCCAGGATGATCGAGCCCTTGCCCTTGGACGCCTCCAGCTTGTCCGTCAGCTCCTGGCAGCGGAGACTGTATTGTTCCGAGGTTTCCCGATCGCGCTTGACCAGGCCACCACCGGAAGCCTGCTTCTTGAGATAGTAATGCTCGCGATGGATCAGGCAGACGACGTCCGCATCCTGTTCCAGCGCACCAGTTCCGCGCAGATCCGCTTCCGTTGGCTTCTTGTCTTCACGCTTTTCCGACTCACGGTTCAGCTGCGCCAGCACGACAAGCGGAACGTCCAGTTCCTTGGCGAGGATCTTCAGCTCATTGCTGATCTTTGTGCCCTCTTCATACAGATCCTTGCCTTTCGCGGCCGAGCGCATCAGCTGGAAGTAATCCAGGACAATCAGATCCAGACCTTTTTTCGACCGTTTCATGCGACGCGCCCGCGCCCGCAGCTGAGGAATGGTCAGACCGGCCCGCGTGTCGATTTCCAGCGGAATATGGAACATGTCGTCACAGGCGCGCTGGTAGGCCTGCCACTGCCAGTCTTCCAGCGGCGGCTGCTCTCCGGTTTCAGCCTCTTCCGGCACGTCCCAGCGACGACCCGAGAACACAGAACGCAGGTTCAGACCACACTTGGCGGCAGCTGCGCGGCCACCGACCTGTTCGGCGGTCATTTCACCTGACCAGAACAGCGTCCGCTTGCCGGTCTGGGCAACGCGCAGAGCGATACCAAGCGCCCAGGACGTCTTTCCCATCGCAGGACGTGCGCCGACGACGTACATATTGCCGCCGACCAGACCATTCGTCATGCGGTCGAGAGACTTGTATCCCCATGACATACCCGCCAATGCGGATCCGCGCTCGACGGCTTCCCGCGCCTTACTCATGGCCGTGCAGCCGGCTTCATGAAGAGAGACGTTCGGCTGGCTTTCCGACATGCCCATGGCAATGTTGAGCAGCATCGCTTCGTGGCCTTCCACGATATCCTCTGCCCGTTCATCTTCTGGGCTACAGCAAAGGTCCGACGTCTGCTGACACAGGGCCATCAGCTGACGGCGCATCGCGGCATCGCGGATCTCACGCGCATAGTCCAGTGCCATGCGAGGGCTGACATAGGCTGTCAGCAGCTTGGCAAAATACTCTTTCGGGTTTGTCTTGCCCCAGACCAGCTCGTCCGGATGCTCAAAGTGCCGGATAATTGTCAGCGGATCGACACTGCGACCTTCGTTGTAAATGAGAAGGGCTTTCTCATAGATCTGGGCATTGACCGGATCCGCGAAATGGTCCGGATGCAGGATTTCTTCAACGGTTTCGAGCACCTTCTTGGAGTCCACCAGGACAGCACCGAGAAGCCCATGTTCGCAGGCAAGGTTCTGCGGAACTGAGCGCAGCGCACCACCGAAAATGCCGGGATCAACGGGTTTGTGAATACTCACGCAGAAACACTCCCGACAACACGCCGGCGAAAGCGCGTTAGGCGCGCATATCCCACAGCCTGGAGCAGAGCATCCGAGGCGCGGCGGTTATCATTCAGGTAATTGGAGACGCTGCCAATCGGCAGACGATGGCAGGAACAGAAGGACGTGAGACCGCCGGATTGACGGATCTGATTATTCACTTCCCTAAAAAACTGCATGCTTGTGAGCAGCGGCGCGTGGATGCCGCCACGCAGCGGACGATATCGCGGGAAACGATCAAAACCGATTGCGGCCAGAAATTCTTTGGACGGATCGCGCCGGGAATGACGGACGTGCGAGACGGTCGTATGCGATACGCCGCGCTGTTCCGCATACCGGCTCTGACCACCAGCTACCGCGATATCTTTATTCAATTCTGACAAAAATTGGAAAGGATCGAGCAGATCAGACACGCGCGATCTCCAGGCACGCGCCAGCCGGCAGCGGACGGCGGCGCTCATCGGAACGCGACGCACTCACGGCACGACGGCGCGGAAGATCCAGCCGGCTGATCAGCGTTGAGACGCTGCGAGGCGAAACGCCGACATGCGCCGCGATCGCACGGACAGAAGATCCACCCGCATGGAGCTGACGGACAGCAGGCGCGATCCGGTCATAGTCGAGTGAAGGACGCGCCATCAGCGGGACACCCCCTGCGCCTTGGTATGCACGACCTGAAGCGCATGGGTCACAACTCGCTGGAGCTTTGCCAGATCCCGCGAAAGGTCGGCCGCTTCATCAGGCGTGACGATGCCATCCGCCAGAACACGAACCGTCGTGGCCATGGTCAGGCCCGCGTTATTGGCAACACCTTCCATGATCTCTGCCACGTCACCGTGGCCAAGGTGCAGCGGGGTCAGCGTGTATCCTGCTGCATGGGCCATCGCTCCGAGGATCAGCGGCTCCTGGGCAAACTCGTCCAGAACGATCGCGACATCCACAGGCACGACGGCCGGATAGTTACGACTCTGATATTCCGAGAGCTGCGAGCGACCGACGCGAACGACAGACGCCGCCGCGTCGATGCTGCCGATCCGATTGATTGCGGCCTGCGTGGCCGTTTTGATGGAAGCGACAGTATTCATACGTCACCTCCAGTCGCGGCCGAGGAATGGTCACCCCGGCCGCTATCGTCCATCCTGCGTTTGCCACAACCAACAGGAGACGATTCTTGAAACAGCAAATTGAAGAACTGGAAGATCGCGTTCGCAAGCTTGAACAGGCGCTTGAGAAGGTAAAGAAATTTGTAAAAATGCCGAAAGATACTTCTAGCGAAGAGCTGAAATACGACGGGATGTAAAACATCGTTCAGGTCGTAAATCAGATCCCTCATCTGCCATGACGAGGTCAGCTTGAACTTGTCTTGGGAAAACGCGACCTTGACCGCCGTGACATGACGATCATGGCGGATCCTTTCACGCTCGATCTTGCACCAGGTGCGCAGATACAGAACGGTCGAGATCAAACAGACAACCGACCCCGAACCACCGGTGTGGATCTCTGAGAGCGACTTCAGAACCTGCCGATAATCGTTCTCATACTGATTACCCTGGAACACCTTACTCCGGACACCATCCGGATGACGGACGCGCGGACGCAGTTTACGGATGACCGCATGGATGATTTTCATGCTGCTTCATGTCCCCTCATTATTGAGAGAGACCCAAATACGTCGGGACGTAATCGCACAGGATCGATCCCAGTTATTTGGGCGATATCGCGAACTCGCGTCACAGGGACAGCGCGCCACTGAGATATTGCCTGAGGCGAGATATTCCCGATTTTCCGCGCCAACGCGGATGGGCCGCCTACGGTCTTCAATATCTCGCTTAAGATTGGATCTCTCATGAATGAGATACAAGCCAAACTTTCAAAGCAAAATCAAGCTAAACTTGTAAGGACAGATTGTTTTGCTCGCGGTAATTGAAAGTATGCCTTTCGCCGAAGCTATCACACGCGCCCTTCACGCCGCAGAAATGGACCAAAGCGCGCTCGCCCGACTAGTGGGCGTTTCGTCACAAGCAGTTAATCAGTGGTGTCGAGGTGAGACCCAACCGCGCGGCAAAAGACTTGAGAAAATTGCTCAAGTCCTAGGCGTTCCTGTGGCGTCTCTTTTGGGACATGATGCAGAGTCACCAAGACCCGGAAATAACTCGGAAGTAATTTCTTCTAAAGATGGAATTGCAGACCTTGTAATAAAAGAGGTCGACATTGCTGCTGGCGCGGGAAACCCAACCTACGCAGACCCTTATAATGAAGTCACCGCAGAAAAATGGGTGATACCCAGAAAATTCTTATCAAGCTTTGTCAAGGATACTGAAAACCTCAGGATAATATCAGTGAGCGGCGAAAGTATGTCTCCTGAATACAAACATGGTGACAAAGTGCTTGTGGATATTTCACACAAAACACCTTCACCGCCTGGAGTTTATGTTGTCTGGGACGGATATGGTGTCGTGATAAAACGGCTTGAGGCTCTTGCTGGGAAGAACCCACCTTCTATTCGCCTAAGTAGCGCAAATACACTTTACGCCGACTATGAGTGCTCCGCGGAAGATTTGATTGTTTTTGGAAAGGTTGTAGGTAGGTGGGATTGGATATGAGGCCCGAATTTTCGTGTTTTTTGGTTCTTGTATTTTTATTTTCCAGCACTGCGTTCGGTAAGAGACCGACAGACATACAAGACATCCAAAATGTAGTCGCAAAGACATTGCGTGATCCTTATTCAGCCCACTGGCGAATAGTAGCCTCAAAGAAAGAGCCAGATGGCAGTACGTTGGTTTGCGGGATGGTAAATGCCAAGAACGGCTTTGGAGCGTATGCCGGCGAACACCCCTTCGTCGGGCGAGCCGGCGGGAAATGGCCCAAACCTTCTGGGAACAGCATTCCCCAACTTCCAGCAGATGACAGTTTCTGCCAAAAGTTTGTTCACGGATCCTGATGTAAGTTTAGCTTGCAGATGATGTAAGTTTAGCTTTATAGCTTCTCTCCATTGCCACCCGCGATGGAGAGTTTCCGTGTCGCACATTCAAGCCCACACAGGCCGTCCCGCTACGCGCCCTGCACTGTTTGACAGACCCGCTCCACAGACACGCAGCGGCTTCGAACAGCTCCTCACAGAGATCAATCCGAGCGTTCACGCCAAGGCGCGCGAACTCTTCATCAATCAGCAGAATTGCCACAATCAAGCGGGGATCCTCGACAGTTACCGCGATTATGACAGCGCCCGCACCTGGTCCGAACATGCATTCCAGATCGGCGAACGGCTGGACGAACTCCTGTCCGAGAACCTGATCCGCGATCCCGTTCCCGGCATTCCGGAAAAGACGGTCGACTGCCGTCCAGTCACGACATCGGCAATCGAAGAAATCGACCATGCCCGCATGCATGACTGGTGCTGGAAGATGGTCGATGTCCTGCGAGCCGCAGCATACGGCCAGCACTGATGCCAGCCCGCAACCAGTCATCACAATTCGGCATCTGCGACGCGAAAGGCCGCATCGTGGAGCGCTATGCGACCCGGTATTTCGCCGAGAAATCCGCCCTCACATGGGCGGTCTGCAAGCGCGCCGCGGTCACCATCCGACAAGGTCGGAAGATCATCGCGCGGGCGATCCCTAACGCAGACGGATCCGCGTGCCTGGACGAAGGCCACACGCCGGAACTGGCCTTGTGAATCCGCTTCCCAAGATCCTTGAAATGCTCCGTGACCACACGCCTGTCAGCATTATTGCCGAACGCAATGCCGTCCCACAGGAAACCGTTACCCTGATCTGGGACCAGCTGTTTTCTTCCGGAATTGCAGCTGCCTATGCGTTCGCACAGGATATCGAGAGCGCGCCCAAGGCAGATATCCCTGCCGGCAGAAAATCGCTGGACGATCATATCTCGGCCGAGCGCCGCGACAATATTCTGCGCCTTTTCAAGATGGGCCTTGGGACTTCTGCGATCGCCAAAACGACCGGCCTTTCCACGGGCGGCGTCTCCTACCATCGCCGCCGCCTCGAAGATGAAGGTCGGCTTCCCGTATCGAGCCAGAGAAAAGAAGACCTGAAATGAAGCACGCCAGAAAACCCACGCCCAATCGTGCGGGACGCCCTTACCCGTTCTTCACCGTCTGCACGACAGGAACACGGCCGAACAGCAAAGATCGGGTCGACTGCACGACCTTTTCTGATGCCGAGACGATGGCAAAGACCCGATCGCGCGACACGCTTTGCCCGCAGGACATCTTCTTTTCCGGCCGCCTGGTCGCGTCCGTCGGCAGCCCGAGCATGGCAGGCCATATCCTGATCGACATGACCGTCTTCGGAAATGCCCTCCTGGAGCGCGTCAGGCAGAACGCGGCCCGAAAGGCTGCATCATGAGCAAGATCCTGATCACAAAGGCCGGCCAGGACGTTCTGGCCAAAGAGCTGAAAAAGGCGCTCGACAAGGCGCTGCTGGAAGGTCCGCGCACGACCGAAGAGATCATGATCTCCCTGGTCATTCTGCTGATCGGTGGCCAATACTCCAACCGGGATCTGATGGATCGCATCACCGGCCGGGATGGCGACGGCGGATTTCGCCGCATGGAACAGGTCGAAGTCGAGGATATCGCAATCGAGACGATCCGGCGCCTCACCGACATCGTCCCGCCTGCCAGGCGCACAAGCGCCATGGAGTCGGCTGAAGGATACCAGATCAGCGAGTTGATCGGCGCGATCATCAACGCCGACACCTACCTACCGAGCTTGGCCACCAATGAGGTCCTGGCACACGTCCCCAGGCACACACTTATGGAGCTTGTTCCCTCTAACCTTCTGCGCGCGAAAGACGCAAAGCGCACGAAAAACGAGGATCTGCGCGCCATGATTGTGGATGCAAAGGTCGATTGGCACCCGACGTCATTCAGCACATTTACGGAGGATCTGTCGTGAGTCAGAGCATCACATCAGACCCAATCTGCTGCCGGATCAGCGTGGTCGCCAAAAGATGGGACTGCTCTCACTCAACGATCCGCCGCATGGTCGAAACTGGAGAGCTTCCCGCAATCCGTCTCGGCCGCCTCATCCGCATCCCCATGACTGCCATCACTGAAGCCGAGAATAAACCAGCATGTCAGAAACCACAGCGCCCCGTCTCTGCAGAGTCAAAGGCCGCGAGGCATGGCACATCTATTACGAACGCAAGCGCATCTCTACGGGCTGCAAGGATCGGGCATCGGCTGAATTAGTCCTCAGCAAATTCACCAAGGAACTAAGCCGACCGCAAACCGGAGCTATCGGGATCTCCAAGATTCTCGATCTATATCTGGCCGACCGTCGCGATGCAGAGAAACCGGGAGCAGAGCGCCTCGCCTGGGCTCACAAACAGCTCAAGGAGTGGTTTGGGGAGAAGCCGCCTGAGGAAGCCACTGATTCTTTCTGTCGTGGCTACTCTCGATATCGAATGGCTGCGGGCATCAGCACCAGCACAGCAAGGACAGAGCTTCAGGCACTACGGGCCGCGCTGCGTTGGGCAGCCAAGGAGAAGCTGATCGCTGAAGCCCCCACCGTTCCGCTACCCCCGCGCTCAGCACCGAAAGAGAGATGGCTGACGCGCGAAGAGGCAAGCGCACTTCTAGAGGGATGCGAAGCGGAACACGTAAAGCTGTTTGTCGTGCTGGCCCTTGGAACATCAGCCAGGGTTACGTCACTACTGGAACTGACTTGGTCACGGGTAGACTTGGAACGGCGGATCATTGATCTCAGAGATCCGAACAAGCCAAAGACTTCGAAGGGAAGAGCCCGCGTCCCCATCAACGACACTCTGCTGGAACACCTGAAACAGGCACATCAGTTCAGAGAGACGAAATACGTGATTGAGTGGGCGGGCGACAGGATCCGCTCGATCAAGCGTGGCTTTCGCGCAGCCACCGAGAGAGCTGGATTGGAAAATGTAACGCCTCATACATTGAGACACACAGCAGCGACTTGGATGGCTCAGGCCGGCATTCCGCTATGGGAGATTGCCGGCTTTCTGGGGCATAGCTCCACCCGGATGGTGGAAGAAACCTACGCTCATCACAGCCCAAAGCATCTTCGAGGTGCAGCAGAAACATTAAGCATCTGA